TATTTTCATCAATTCAGGAACCAACTCTATCACCCTAGAAAAGATCGAAGTCCCAGTAGAGTCTGGGTCGTAAAAATCGTTTAAGTTTGTTGAGTCTTGGAGTTTTTCCATCTCTTTAACAGCGGTCATAAGTTTGACTTCATCACTCATTGGCTTACTAGTAGGGTACTCACGACCAACCAAAGTTTGGCCCATCACTTCGACACCACCGGGCCCAAGTGCAGCGAATACATCGTCAGGATCTTTGCCCATGTCTCTAATGTATTGTTTAAATTCGTCTTCTTTATCTTTTGAAAATTGGCGTAACAATTTAGATTCGTCCAAAACAGCTTCGAGCTCTTCTTTGATAATTTGCTTAAGTGCTTCTTTGTTAAGTTTCATCTGTGTCTTCCTTTCTGCTTAGTGATTCAATCAGCGACTTCATTTCGCTGCTTGTGTTAAATAGTTTCTCTTCTTCATTTTCATTTTCTTCATAAATCCCTCTCGCTAATGAGTCAAGCCCACCAAAGCCAACCTTTCCGGGAAAGGTTGTTCTAGATGTTGACCCACGAACTTCTCCGCTAAATGCTTGGTTCTTCATTTGCTTCGCGAACCCGCCCTTACGATAAGAGATCTTGTGCTTCTTGTATGGACCTCTCTTATTTGGTTTTGAGTCATCATCACGCTTCGCTGGTGGCTCGGCTAGTAAATCTGGTTCATCTCCTGCAGCATCTGCAGCAGGTGCATCGCCTCCAAGATCATCTCCACCTAAGTCTCCTCCAAGATCATCTCCACCTAAATCTCCTCCAAGATCACCACCTAAGTCTCCACCTAGGTCCCCACCACCGGCGTCTCCACCTTCAGGTGCAGTGCCTGCTGCTTCAAGTCCAGCCATGAACTTTTTGTCTGAGAACATTTCTCTTTGCATTCTCAAATATTCGTCTTGAGATAATCCAAGTAGATTTTCAGAAACCCAACGACGTGAGAAATAGCCCTCTGTTGCTGCTCCAGCAATATCAAACTTAGTCTTCCAGTGTTCTAGCTCTTGCATCTCGGCAATCTTAGATGGATTGTTGAGACTTAGTTTAAAGTTTAATAAGTCATCACCACGATACCCAAGAGTGTATAGGTGAACAATTCCGATCTTTTCAAGTTCAGTGATCAATACTCTTTGTAGCCTTTGGATTGTTCTGGCAAATCTAATGTCTTTTTGTGCGAGAGTTGTCTTATCCTCAGTGGAACCTTCTCCCATGGAGAGATACGATTGAGGAACTTTTAATGCTGAGAACAATTTGTCGCGGAGATACTTCACGTCTTCGATCTGTGCTGTGAATGCTCCACCAGGTAGATTTTCGATGTTGGTAGAAGACTGCCCACCCTTAACTGGTATAAAATAATCTTCCTCAATCGATAGTGGATTGTAACGCAAATCCACACGACCAGATGTGGGATCTACAACTTGGTGGCGCTTCATTTGTGTCATGACTTTTTGCATGTACCCTTCGACATCTTGAGGTGCGATTCCACCGACGTCAATTTTAAACACACGCCGTTCTGGTGACCTTGTAATGCGGTAGGCCATCATTGCGTCCTCGAGGAGCGTAAGTTGTCTCCAGATGCGTCTAGAGGGTTCTAAAGCCGATGTTCCGTATGGAGCATGTTTGTCGTTTCCAAGAACTCTAAAGTGAGCCATTTGCCAATTCTCTAGAGTTAGTCCGGCTGAGTTCCACTGAAACTGGACGTAGTTTGGGTTTGTTGGGTCTTCACCTTCAAGCCTTTCAACTTCTTGAGGTGGGAGTCCAATACAATTTTGTAATCCCTTCTCTTCATCCAGATCTAAGTATAAAAACATGTCTCCATACTTACACATAGTCCTAGCCCAACCAAAGAGATTGTGTTCGATATTCATTACACTGTAATATAGTGAATGTAGAATATATTTAATTTCATCATTCGGACACTTAATGTGGAGCATTGGAGTCAATGCTGAGTGAGTGGTCATCTCGTCTGCGTAGATGTCGAGAGATGATGCGATTTCAGGTGTGAATTCCATTTGGTCGAAGTCGACGTAACGCTCTGAACGGTTTCTGTTTGTAATCATGTTCAAAGCCATGACGTTCATCGGATTATATTCAGTCTTCTTGAACTGTTGGCCGGATGCGGTTCTAAATCTTTTTGCATACATATCTAAATGCCGGCGTCTTATTTGTCTGCCTGACTGGGTTCTTCTCTGTGTTAGAGGTCCCGAGAACATTCTTGTTAAAGATTTAAATAAGTCATTCTTATTATTATTAGGGTTTCTTTCGTTACGAGCCATTTTTTATCCTTTGTATATCCACAAAAAGTTTTTTGTTTTTTCTATCTCCTCCTCGTATTTCTGCTCGAACGTTTCTTTATAGATCTTTTGGCCTTTGATTTGAGTATTCATCGTTGTTGTCGACTTCATCAAACCACCGATCATTGCCTTTTTGTAAGCCATGTCTCTTTCATTTTCTGATAGGGCCGTGTCTCTCACCCAGCATGCGATTGCTAGGGACATAACCAAATCATCATTGTAAGATCGCATTGCTTGAGGCTTGCCGTTGTGCCAAATAAAAGTTTTTAGTTCGTGAAAAACACGATTAGAGTGTATATTAATTAGTTTGTTTCTAACGTATTCTTCCAATTTGGCTACGATTAAGGGTCTTGTCTTGGTTGACGTTGTAAAGCCAAGCACGGCTCTGTCGTCATTCTCGGCCAAATAAGACTCGACATAATCATGAGTTGATTTGATTGAGTAATATATTTTTTTATACTCTAAGTCTTTTAATTTTTCCAAAACGGCTATGCCGATTCCATTATTTTCCACGACTAGAAGGCAAGTCCCATATTCACTTCCGGCTGAATAGAGTATATCTGCGTACATGTCCAAGTCTGGTTTTCCTTGGTATTCGGCTACAACGGTCATAGTGTCCACTCTTAATATGTGGAAGCAAGAAAAATCAGTACCATCTCCACGGGCAACATCAGCTACCAAAAGATATGGAACTCCTTCTTCATGCCTTTCCCAAATCCAATAGTTTCTGTCGTAACCGGTTTTATATTTTGGATCCGTAACTCCAGCATGTAATATCTGTAAGTCTTCTGGATTAATGACTGTCTCACCAGATGCATTGAACGAGCACTCAAGCTCCTGCGCGATTTGCCTCTTGGACATATTTCGCGTCTCTTTTGAGAACCACTCTTCGTCTCTCTCAGGGTGTACATCCCACATTAACTTTGTGGGAAAGAAATCATTCATTTCATTCTCAGCTTCAGTGTAAGACTTGTGGAACCAGTTTCCAACGCCGTTGGGGGTGCTCAGAGCGATACAGCGGCCCCCTGTAGACAAAGTAGGGTAAAGACCCGTCCAAAGCTCTTCAAGGCCGTCAACGAACGCTGCCTCGTCTATAATGAGAAGCGACAGTGCTTCTGAACGACCAGCATCGCCTGATGTGGTTCCGGCTTTAACTTGAGAACCGTTTGTCAACTCGAATGATTGCTTGTTGTCTGTTGCGATTTTCGCAATCATCATCCACGATGGAAGGTTCTTGAAGATCATCTTGACCTTCTTTACTAGATTCACAGCTGTGGATAGTTTTGTTGCGATTACGAGAACATTCTTTTCTCGGTGGAATAACATGAACCAAGCGACATAAGCAGCCGAGATGGTTGATATCCCGAGCTGCCTTGCTTTTAAAATTACGTTAAAACGGTAATCGTTAAAGTTTTTGAGCATGTCCTTTTGATAGTCATACGTCTTAAAAGGGATTTGCCCGTGCATTGGATGGGAGATCTTACAATAATTATCAATGAAGTATTGAGGATCTTTTCCGCATCTTACAAGTTCTTTAACAATTTCATTTTTGGTGAGTTTCATCTAACCTCGATACTATATCTTATGGAACAGCGGTAGTTGTGTAAATTTTTCCTTTGTATCCCATTATTTTCATTTGATCTTGCAATGCCATTGTTGGATAATTCTCTCCCTTAAAGGCAGGATGTCTATAAGCTAAATGTCTGAGAACTTTGGCTGACCAATCATAGTTCTTAGGACCCCTTTCTAGCTGGTCAATTCCCCATTTCAAAGCTTTTTTTTGCTCATCATTGAAGTCGTATGCGACCCCCATGGACGCCTTTGGCATTGGAAAATCACCACCCGCAGTGTATCCCTCATCAACAACTTGCTCTAGTTCTTCTTTGATGATTTGCTTTAATGCTTCTTTTGTGAGTTTCATTTCTGATTATCCTTTGGGCTGATCTTTTCATTTTGGGGACGTTTTGCTTTCGCGGTCTCCAAGAATTTCTTTGTAATATCTCGAGTGGTGGTTTCCGATGGTGCATTAATTTGATCCATCTTAAGTCCGCCAATCTTATAGTGTTGGTAAGCCTGCACAAAAGTACGTACTCGTGAAGTTGTTTGGACGATAATTTTTGGATCACCCTTGCTCGTCAAAGATACTGATTTACCAGTGATTGTCTTATATTCTTTTTGTAAGAACTTCTTGACTTCGTTCAATGTTCTGGTAATTTCGTTTTCAAACCCATCGTCTTTCAAATCTCTCATCATAACATCGGATTGATAGTTAATGATCATTGAGTCTCCATAAAACTTGACCTTGAAGCCGTCAATGACTCGTTTGTCAAGAAGAGGAATTCCTTCTTCTCGCATGAGACCAATCTTGCGAACTTGTCCGTCGTGTGAGTAGTTTTCCATGTGCTGGGCGCCATCGTATGAACCGTTGGCTGCTGCTTGGCTAAGTCCTCTAATAATTTCTAATGTTTCTTTGCTCATTGGCTATCTCCTTATTTTAAACAAATTAAGCTTGTGGTTGCTCACCATCGATGGCGAAGGCGCCCTTTGCCATGAGATCGATGGTGATGGAAGTCTTTGATGGCTCAATCTGATCGTCCGGTTGACCTGTGTAGGTCTCGTAATCAAATCTGACGGAATCTTGATCGCCACTGGAACCAATAGCTTCTGCTGCTTTGTTTTCCAAGTCGTTTAGTGCATTCTGCTCAAACCTATCATCATTGTTAAGCAAATGGTCATACGCGTTTTGATAAGCGTCATTGAACTTTCCGAGATTAAGTTCTCCGTATTCCTCGCGCATTACTTTGCCCAATTCTTCTTTGATAATTCTTTTTAGTGTTTCTTTTGTAAGTTTCATTTGTTTGGTCTCCAACCTGATTTTTGTTTTCTTTATCTCAAGTCTAGCAAGCCTTGCACCATTCCTGAAACAACTGATTCAATTGCGGTCGCATCATTTTGGCTAGAAATTGATTCTGGGACTCTCTTCATAATGTCTGGTGTGAACTTTCCAGCAGCATCAGTCTTTGGGTCTACTTGAGCATCTCTCATGTAGTTGCTTACGACACCATACAGGACATCTACTGATCCTTTCATCATGCCCGAGGCCCAATTTTTAATCTTTTCTTCCATTTGGGCGCTCTTAGAGGGTCCACTCATGCCGTATCCTTCATCTAGAAATGCTTGCATTTCTTCTTTGATAATTCGTTTTAATGTTTCTTTTGTAAGTTTCATAATTTTGGTCTCCAACCTTTTTTCCATCTTTCTTCTCGGCCTTCTATCCACTGGATATAACACTTGTTGCAACAACCAAATTTCGTCATATATAAATCATCAACGGATTTGAATGAATAAGTGTTACAAGTTGGACATGAACGCTCGGATTCTTTATTAAGTAGTTCTTTTGATATTAAAACTCCACCAAGCTCCACTCTTTCGCTTTCCGATTTATCATTGCGATAGTTTGACTTCAGTTCAGCTAAATACTCTTTTTCTTTCTCATCATCCCATTCTGACTTGGGGTTCACTATGGCTTCTTTACCATATCTTTCTGCTATGGCTTTCTCAACCTTTACAGCATAATTTGGATCTTTTTTACTCACTTTCACCTCGTTTTTGCCAATCATAAGAAACCTTATCTTTTTCGATAGGTCCACCTTTTGCCCACGTATAGCAGCTACGAGCGGAGTGACACTTGAAATTATGCATCCAACAGTAGCCAAGTCGTCCATCATCATCAGATGTTGTGCCGGGCATGCACTCATCCATTCTGGGGCTTATATCGAAAGCAACGCAATTCCCACAAAGCGACTTCTTTGCTGCATCCACGTCTGTATCCCAATGTTCTGCGATGTCTTCCCAGTATTCTCCAGGCTCATCGACGTTCAAAGGTCCGTATTTGATATGCTTAGCTTTGATTGCTGAGTCTCTGTTTCGAGTATTCAACTCTAGATCTTGAGTCGGCTTTGGACAGACCATTCCTATTATTTTTTGAATAGATTGTTTTATTTTAATTCGTATCATTTATATTCACCACTGCGTAATATGTCGCAAGAGAAGACGCTGTTCCCAACGTAAAGCCTCCAAAAAAGATCCACATGGATCTTTTAGGATTGACGTGCTTGCGCAAGGTTTGGATTTCCTGGTCTCGGATCTCCATTAGTGCATCGTGCTTCTTTTGCAAAGTTTCCTTTTCAATGCCTAAATAGTCAATTTCTAGTTGTTTCTCTGCTAATTGTAGAGAATAATCTAACGACATTTGGATCTCGCATTGCTCCTCAGCGAACTCTTTCCCTGCTATTATTGAAGCCACTGCTTCATCGTTGAATAGTCTGCCACCAAAAGGAGCCGCCTGACCTTTATCGAGAGAGGTCATGAGCGGCTCGGCAGAGACTAATGAAATTACTAGTAAAATCATTTTAGTTTTGCGATGTTATATTCTTCCATCAAGATACGATCAATAGCATCAGGGTCTTCTTTTGCTAATTCAATCAGCTCAAGCTTTCTTTCAATATCGTGCTTTTCTAAGTCTGTCTGGGCGGTGTTTCTCTTCTTCATTAGAGCAAGTCGTGATTCAGAATATTTTTTTCTTGCGAGAGATTTCTTTAGTATCTCATCAGAAGCTGTCTTGACGATAGTTTCTATCTCTTTCTCTTTTGCTGTTGCGGAGGCTTCAGCTACTTGGACCTGTTTTTCTTTAGTCTTCCTTCCAAGAACAAATACAAAAAGGACGACGAGTCCAGATGCAACAAGTTCCCACTTATCTTTAATCCAATCCCACATCATCCGTTTCTCCATGCTGTTGCGAAGTCAATCGCTGTTTGACCGCCAATATAAGTAACTGCGATCATCCCCCATGTTTCAGAGCTTAAGTCTGAAAAGTACATTAGAGCTGTTGCTACTGCGAATACTAAAAGCTTTCGAGAGATAACCTTCTCCTGAACAGCATCGAGCATCCCTTTGTCTTCGTTTTCCATAATAAAATCCTCCAAAAGAATGCTCTAAATAGTCGCTTTGATTACAATTTTACTTGTGCATACCCATCGGTCTTATCTATATCTATCGACATGTCAACGACATCCTTCAGACTTTCGAGGTGCGTAATTAAGAGAACTGTTTTAAACTGTGTCTTAATCATTTGTAACAGTCTAGCGAAGCCTTCCATGTGTTCTGCGTCTAGCGCAGTCGCTGGTTCGTCGAGGACAAATATGTTGGACTTTGGAAGAGAAGATACAGAGATCAAAGCAAGTCGAACAGCCATAGACGCGATTGTCTTTTCTGCACCAGAACCCATTGACAATGGCCGAGGATCGTACTTTGGATGCTTGAGGTATATCTCGAGCTTTCCTCCGTCTTCTGCGAAGAATACTTGAAAATCAACAATTGAAGAAAGCACCTTTTGTATCTCTTCATTGATAACTGGTAGCATGGACTTAATGACTTCATAAGAAATTCCATTTGGATGGGTTGCTTTCACAAAAATATCATAAGCAATGTAGTCCCGCTCAGCGTCTTTGATTTGTTGAATTCTCTCAGAAGCTTCATGAATCATCCTTTCAGCAGACCCCTTCTCAGACATAAATCCCAGAACTCTCTCTTCACAGCGTTGAATCTCGGCTGCTTTTATGCTTACAGTTTTGGTAATCGCACTCAAATCTCCTTGTAGAGATGTTAGATTCTCATATGCTTCGATGTTATCGCTATAGTAAGCAATGTCTGACTCACAGTCGTTGATTTTCCTCTCCATCAATGAAACCTTTCCTTCGCAGTTTTCCCGCTTTAAGGACATGTTGCGAACTTCAGATTGCTCCCTTGTTAATGTGTCGCGTTGGACTTCATAGTCTCGGACAATTGCTTCTGAATAAACTTCGTTAATCAGCGATGCTTTCATTTTCAAGTCAAGCATTTCGGAATTAAGAGCCTCTATGTTCTGAATAACGTCCACAATCGTAACCTTTGCTTCTTCTGCTTTCTTAACAAACTCGTTGTTACTACAGAAGCTGCAATCTGGATCGTACTCATGGTCGTGCAACATGTCTATCTTGGATTGTAGCCTAGATCTTTCTCGTTTTGCTTTTTCAGCAGCCTTGTGGGTTTTGCTTATTTGTTCTTTGAGTAAAGACAGTGTTTGCAATTCTTCCTTTGCTTGAACTGACTCCTCGAGCAAACTAGGCAATCTAAGGCTTAAATCTTCAATTTGAGATCGTTTTGATGCTATCTCGGTAGATAGCCTAGCCATCTCTTTAGAGTTGCTTGAAAGCGATTTACGAGCTTTTAAAAGATTCTTTTCTACGCTTTCGATGTTTATTTCTTTTTGTGATGCAGCATCGACTTGATTCTTTATCAATTGCTGCTCTTCTTTCAAGGTCTCGAGTCTAGATACGTGCTTTGTACACAAGTCTCTTTGGGTTGCAATATCTTCCAAGATCTCTGACAACTCAGCATTTGCCCTAGACAGTTTCCTGCCCCAATCAGCGGACTGGAGGTGTTTAATTACTCCTCGCATTTCTGCTGAGTCTTGCTTTGCTAGTTTGTGCATTTGATCAAAGATTTGTAAATCTAAGAACTTAGCCAAGATTTCTTTACGCTTTGTCGAGCCTTCGTTGATAAATCCAAAGGAATCGTTCTGTGCTGCTAATGAGGTCATCATGAAATCCTCTAGAGATCCAAACGTATTTCTTATGTTTTCATCAGTCTTATTTCGAGTGTCGCCATTTTTAGACTCGGCGATTGTACCAAAAGTATACTTTGTGAAGTCTAATTCTGTTTTGGCTGAGTGGCTTTCTTTGCCTTTAGAGCGGATGGTTGTTTTTTCGAGGCTTCGAGTAACTTTGTATAGATCATCACCGACAGCGATCTCGAGCTTACAAAGAGCTCTTTCTTGGTTTTGATTGATGATATGGACATTCTTTCTTTCTCCCTTTGATGTTGTATTAAATAATCCGAAGAGAGCAGCGTCGACAATTGAAGATTTGCCTGAATAATTCTTTCCGAAGATACCAACCAAACCATTGAGTTTGGAGAAGTCCAACGTGTTGCCCTTTCCGTAGTTAAATAGGTAGTTCCATTGCATTTTCTTAATATCCCAAACAACATTACGTGACGTTCCTGTTGAAGTGTCTACTTTCTTTAGGTACTCTCGAGATAATTCTACAACTTTCTCGCGGATAGAATCATCAATTTGTTGATCCGACATAAATTCTCTTAAGAATTTTTCTTGATTCTTTGGGTCTCTCATGTTTAGTGCCCTACCATTCTTAGCGGAAGATACTGCGCCTGTTGCTGATGAATTATTAATAAAGCTAACGGAATGGGTTGACCATTTTACTTGTGCATAATCGCATGCTCTCTTTAGTTTGGCCATAGGCAAGTTGTGATTACAAACCAAACGCAATCGAGAATTCTTGGGAACATCTGCTTTGGGCAAAGTTCCGTCTTGATTTAGCTCTATTGTTACAAATGGTCGTGGCGAGCGAAATAATCTTTTTTGAATGGTGTGCTTTTCTTTAGAGTGAATGTTCCAAATTAAGTAACCTTTTAATTGAGATTCTCCAAAGTTCTGCTGAACAGTTGAACCACAATACCACACTCTTCCTTCGACATCCAAGTGTTGGGTGCGATGGATATCTCCAAGCATCGCGTAATCAAAGTCAGAAAAAATTGATAAATCATCCTCACCGTGATCCAAAGAAAATCCGGATCCCACCTGAGATCCACGGACGGCGCCATGATACAATGCAATATTAATTGACTTTGAATTGGAAGGCGATCTCCAATTGTCTCTATCGAAGACAGAAAGGACATTGAATGTAACGCCTGGTTCAGGGGAATACTCTCCTGAGTTCTTAAGTAAAGTGAAGTTTGGATGTTGCATTGCTTCTGCTATAGGAGTAACTGCATCTTGCCGGTCTCCATTCTTAAGGTTTCCGTCATGATTTCCAAGAATCATAATTGTTGGTGCAATGTCCGATAGAGACTTTAAAAAGTTCGAAGCCATCTCAAAGTATTCTGGTGATAACTGTGTCTTTGTATGAGCAAGATCGCCGGTGTGTACAATGTAGTCGGGTTGCTCTTGCTTTAGGGAGTCATATATTTGATTAAATACGTGTCGATATTCATCGTGATATTTAAGGTTTCTAATATGTGTGTCTGAAATGTGTGCGATGCGCTTCATTTGTCCTCCAGGATTTTATTGCGTACTTTTAATGTAACACGTTCATCTTCTTGTGTCAAGTAAAATTGTTCATCTTCTTCAAAAAATAGCGGCCCTCCTTCCATATATGTGAGAGATAGAGTGTTATACTCAAACCACTCAATCGCAGTTGCGTACTCCCATTCGTAATATTTACGTGAGCAGTCCATTAACTGTTCTGTATCATAAACTAATCTGCCTCTATCAAAAGCCACTATCGAATCATTGTAGCACTCTTGTGGTTCTATTACGATAAACTCATAGCCTTTTTTGACGGCATCGTCTATAAACTTGTTCATGTTATACCTCCTAATGTATAAGATAATATAACATGTTGAGATTAATTTGTCAAGTTAACTAAGCAAGTTAATCATTTCAGATGAGACAACCATGTCGACTTCTCCAAACAAAACAGCGTACCAAACAACTTCCACGCCGTAAAAATCTCCGATCAGTTCGTCAAAAGCAATTACTTCCAAAACAATGCCGACATTCGGAATGGTTTCGCTTTGAAAATCCTCAATAAAGATAACCAAACTTCCAACAACAATATCTTTCACACATAACCCTCCACTAGTAAATAGTGTCGAGAGTAGCGGAAGTTATTCGATGTGGCCGGTTCCTACGACGGACCATTCGAGTTGTACGTCGACATAGCCATTGAGTCCTTCGTAAGGAACTCTTTGTTGGGAAAATCTTGTCATATGAATCGCAGTAAGTGACCAATAGGGATAGGTCTGAAAGTAAGATCCATCAAAGGACATGTAGCCACTATCTGGTCCCGAACATGATGCGACACCAAGAAGTTGACTTCCATCTGAGGAATAGGTTGCGATTGTGATATTGAACAGGTCCTGTCCTCCGGATGGTCCCCATGAGAATTGTGTTCCAAACTTTGACACAACTGCTGCGAAGGCATAGGATGGGTCTACATAGCGCATCTCTAGAGGCTCAATAAAGTCAAAGCCGTGAATAGATCTGAATTGGAACGATGTTCCATCTTGAGTTTGCACATTCATTTGAGTGTCTCGGTCATATTGTGATTCCGTCAAGAACCCACTATAGATGTTCGAATTGTTGTTAAACGCTGTGAATGAATTGGGATTACCAAATACATTGATTGATGAGCCGATGTTCTTTCCTTGCACGAAGATGGACACAGGATTCATTGAGTTTACGCACTGTCCTGATGGTGGATACCATGTTGGATGTGTCTCGCCTATTTTGTCGTGGAACTTTGCTTCGAATTGAATAGTGATCTCTTGGGATACGCCCATGCATTGTAGACAAGCAATTTGCTCTAGATTGTAGTTTACAAGCCCAACAGTACCCTCTAGAGGCTCATCCGACGGTTCCGTTGATGGTTCGATAGCCGGTTCACCAGAAGGCTCTGTGGACGCTTCTGTTACGATGTCCGTATCTTCAACAGATGTATCTAAGACTTGGACCTTGTCCGTTGTTCTAATTCCGATGTCTCCACCGCAGGCCAAAAATAAGGCTAATAGCATGATAACTCCTAGTGCTCTATAACAATTATGTAACCGAGGAACTCGCCTCGCTCATATTCTAGATCGTAGTAGCTCAACAATGAACAAACAAGATCCTTCATGGCTTCTGAGTTTCCGGTAACAACCTTCATCCTGCTTCGCCAATTGCTATTAATAAATAGTTCGAGTTTGCGTTTAGCATCTTTATGCTTAGACCCGTGAAGGTCTAGTGTTTTCAGATTTCGCCGTTCAAGAATGCAACAGCCTTTTCTATGGTCATCTCATTGCCGTCGATATTAACTTGCGGCTCTCCTTTTTCTGTAGAGGGTGATGCGATGATGCCACGTTCGTCTCCTCTAAACTGGCTATTGGGGTCGGTTGATTCATATTCAACATCTAAAGTGTCACCATTTCTTTCAATTTTAAAGTTAGTGAAGTCACCGTTTATGGCCTCAAGCCGATGCTGTAGTTCTTTCAATGGCTCGGGCAAGTCGTTGGTTTGTTCAGAATCCATTTCATGCATAACTTGCATCATCTCTTCTTTGATGATTCTTTTTAATGTTTCTTTTGTAAGTTTCATTTGTGGACTCCTAAGTCTTTGGTTTGGTGATCTTCACTTAAATAGTCACTACGTGTGCATAGTGCAAAAAAAAACCTCTCCGAAGAGAGGTCTAGAGGAGGTGTGAGAGCTCCGAATCGAACTTAAGTTCTAAAAAATGGTGGAGAGTAGGAGATTTGAACTCCTGACCCCCTGCGTGCAAAGCAGATGCTCTCCCAACTGAGCTAACCCCCCACATTCATTTCTAAATAGTATGACTGAGTGCATTTGGAATGTTTTCTTTTTGAACTTTCAAGATTTCTCTATAGCGAGAAATAACCTTGAAATAAGAGGTTGAATCTGATTTAAGCAGCCAAGAATGGAGCTGAGCGAATGTTTGAGTTTGGCTATGTTCTACCATTCCGTAGTGCTCTGAAAGAAGCTGTAGTGCATCCTCAGGCGACGTAATTGCCCATTCTGAGGTCTTTTTCTCTTTGATGCCGGAAAAGTGATTAAATGTGTATCCAATCTCTGAGAATAGTGCAACCAAGAACTGGGTTCTATGTAGTCCTTTGAGACCTTGTTCTCCATGAGAATAGTAAGACCACCTAAGCCAATCGATGTCTCCGACCATCCAATCGACTTGAACGAAGTCTCCAGTTGGGCCGGACTCGTCATGTTGTTCAAAACATGTAAAGATGTTACCAGCAGTAACTCTATCATTCACATCCATCTTCTCCGTAAGTTTTGCAGAGATTAAGGTCAATAAAGCACGCATCTTAGACATTTGATAAGTTGCTGTGCGTGAGCGCTTATGTATCTTTGTGTAGAGATCATTCCAATCGTCCCACTCAATTCCCCACTTGCCTATTTCTGAACTTGTAAATGACCGAACTATGTGAGTCGCATCAATGGCTAGGTCAAGATCTCCGGAGATTGGTTTCTTTCCAGCAGAACCTACTGGTTCGAAGAAGGAGAGAGAATGAGCTTTCATTGGAAAGATCTCTCCGAGTACCTTCGTGTAGGCTTCTATTGTTGGTTCAACTCTATCTCTAGGAATTGCCGATGCGATGTTTTTAAAGATGTTACCACCCATGTTGTCCTCCATTGTTCTATATAAGATAACGTGTTTCAATTGACTTGTCAAATGTTTTCTAAAAGTTTTTCAAAGAAATACATTTCATTCTTGATTGGTGCTGCTGTTTGCATTCTTTCCTTAAACTCTTTCTCGCCCATTTCTCCAACATCTTCTTCGTCAATTGGAATCTTGAAAACTTCGAGGTCATACTTCAAAAGAGATTTGATAATCCATTCGGCTTTCTTTTCGGCGTCATAGTCAAGAGCCATGTAGACTGGAGTGTCGTGGATAGCTATAGCTTGGAACAAACGAGACTGCTCTCTAAGTGTCGAGCCGAGGATTGGGATGGCGTTCTCTCCTGCTGCGATTGCATCAAAGACACCTTCGACGAGAACGATTGGTTCGTCCCAGTCGATCATCAGTTCATTAAATACGATATCACGATCCGCTGGAGGGTTGAGGTACCTATAAGAATGCCCAACGTAACTGCGAGCGATGAAGTAATTGCAATCTCCATCCATGTCAAACGACGGTATAATAATTCTTCCTGCATAACGACCCTCCTTACAATAGCCAATCTTCCATTTTAATATTTCTCTCCGACCAATGCCTCGGGACGATAGATAGCGGAATGCGTCCGTTGTCTCGATAGGCAAGTCTTTATTACACAATGAGATGAACTCTTCGGGTAAATCGATGTGTTGCTTCTCTTCAATGCTGTTAAGTTCTCTGAATAAATTGTCGAACTCGTTGAGATCGAGTCGTCCTTGTAATTCAAGATACTTTTGTCGTTGCTGGTAAGTGCCGAACTTTCTTACAATTCGGTAAATGTTCTTGCCTCTCGCATCACAAATCCAGCATTTCCAGTAGCCGTTT